CGAACAATCCCGTGCTTACCACCTCTTTCTTCCGATGGCTTCCCGGTTAGCATACTCCTGTAGTCTCCCATATATCCCGTGCCAAGATATTCTGCAACAATTTTATCTTTATTTGCTATTGCATCAAGATAATATTTTATTTCGTTTACTTCATTATTTGGCAATCCATTTCTTTCCAAATAATCATCATAACTTCTTTTTGTAGGTCCAGTTTTTTGAAATAGACCTACGCCCTTTGCTCTTTTTACTCCAGGTTTTAAAACTTCTAATTTGTTGATATCAAAGCTATTAGCACTTTCATATTTTATATTTCCATAGAGTATAGCTTTAAAATCATCTGGAATGTTAAAAGAATTTAAACCATCAATTACTCTTTGTTCACTCAAATCTTTTGTTCTTTTTAATGAAAAAGAAGATGCGCTTTGATTGTCTACAGCCATTTTATTGTTGTTGTGGTTGTTGTTCTGGTGCTTGCATTTCTGCGGGTGCAGTTCCCAATCTGCCAATCTGTGCGTTTTGCATTTGCTGTAACTGGAATGTGTACTGAGCAGAATACTTTTCAAGACGAGCAGCAAAAGACTGGTCTGTTTGGAGCCTTTGGGTAATATCTGGCTGTTGGGCATATTCTTGTATTAGTTGCAATGCAATTTGCGCCCCATTTGGTTGTGCGTTCACTTCTATGCCAGCAAATATCTTCGTAAGATCATCGGTAACTTTTTTCACTATTTGCTCTTGTGCGACTTCTGTAGGTTGTAGGATACTGTCCGCAAGTACTGGGTCAATTGCATTAGCAACTGTATCAAGCAACCTATCGACATTAATGCGACCATTACGATCCATTTGCGTAAGTGCGACGATTTGCTCAAGTTTCTTTTCCTGAGATTCTGTATCCGAATTGAGGACATCGTAATTTACAACAATATCAAAATTTTCTTCCGCATTACCCTTATCAAATGTTTGAGGGTCTGGAATACCAGTAACTCTAAAGAATATAGAATCCGGGCCAAATCTTTGAAAGCAACGATAGCACATCCGTAAAACTTCCGCAGAATGCTGTAAAAACTTATCTACTAAGAACTGTTGTCGTATTTGGCTAATTTGTGATTTTTCATCTAAACCGCAAAGCCGATCTGCTTGAGCTTCCATTGTTTGCTCCATTTCAATAGAACCAGAATTAAAAGCAGGTGCAGGAGCAAAATCCAAGTCACCTTTCCTGCGATACGGAATCATTCTTCCTGGTCCCCAATCTGAGGGGGCCTGACCAACTGGATGCAGTATCGGTGGAAGTGTAGCTAGGCTATTTCGATCAATTCTAGAATCACGCTCTACTTTAATTTGATTCTGTATTCCCCTAAGGACATCTGGAATAGTAGGTGTATCGTAAAGGCGCTTGCTGTCTTCTGATAGTTTTGTAACTACGACTGGATAGTCTTCGTAGCCGTTGAGAAGTTCAAACTTTGCATAACCGGGTGCTAAGTCATTGCCGTCGAAGTCTTTATGAAATACTGTGCAATATATGCCTTCAGATCCATCTTCTTGGTCTATAAGTCGTTGATAACCATATATTAACTCAACTAGATCATTTGATTCATATGTGCTATTATTTAATGAAGAATTACGTGAAATATTATTTTCTCGATTTGTAACATCATTATTTATTCCTCGGTAGTGACCTATAATGTAATCTACAAAATCTTTGTCCCATCCATCTGTAACTACCTTGTTTTCAAGCTCTTGTGGAGTATAATATGTTCTCCAAAAGCAATATGGCGCACGTTGGGGGTCTGTGACATACGAAGGAAAGAAAAAATCACCATCTGGGGCTAATGTTTTGACCTCTGGAGCATCAATTTGTCTACGAACTACGGGAAGCTCGGCTTTACCTGTTTCTTTTAGGTCTTTTAATGCTTTTTTTGCCCTAGAAGTACTAATTCCATCAAAAGAAGCTTGAATTAGGGCAGTTATTTCATTATCTGCTAAACCGCTAACAATAGCTTCTGCCAATTCTGGGCTATTTTGTGCAATTTGCTCTACAGATAGCTCTTGAAGAAATCTACGATCTTCTCGATGCCATCCAACATAGGTTAAAAGTATTCCGCGCTCTAGAAGATAGTTTGCACCTAACTCCATTTCCCTCTTAAAGCGAGGAATGTATCCGCTGGATACCATCCACTTTAAAAAACCAGAAACAACGACTGATCTTGCAATGTCTCCTGCTTCAACGGGAAACGCACGAACATTTGCACGATTAAGTGCAGACATAAACAAAGAAACCAATCGAGTTATACGCTCATCAATAGTGTGCGCTTCCATATCGGCAGCACCTTCCCAGGGGAAAGCGTCTGCTCCGTGCTTACGGTGATCCCGGCTTTTACCAGCCCATTCGTTTCGCCTGTCATCGTATGAGTTTCGGCAGAGATCAAAATATCCCTCTAGGTCTAAAACTGTTTCACTATACGCATTGCGCAAAGTTCCTACACTTGGTTCTTTGCTTACATAAGTAAGTCCCTCGTAATTTGATTGACTATCCATAGAATTTTAAATTATGACTTCTGGGGGTTTGTATCCAGTGATACTTGGCGTTTGGTCCAGTATTATCTGCTTGTATGTGAATAATTTTATTTGTCAGTTTATTGTGATAGCGAATAGGAACTCTAACAGGAACTTTCTGTGTTAGTTCTTTAATATACGCTATAACATAACTTTTATTTTGAGCAGGGTTTAACACCCTACCCCTATAGATTATATCAATAGGAACAAGGTCATCAAACATAGCTTGCCCGGCTTCATCTATCCAGGTGTTTTTGCCCTTGCCTGATACCATTGATTCATCAAATTGAAAATCAATTATATCTTTAGCTTCACTAAAGTGAATACCATATTCTCTACATAAATCTGTTAATCTTTTCTTAGCCATTAATAGCCTCCTTGTGTATTTTTGGTTGCAACAAAACTCGCATCCGTTATGTGATCCGGGCCTTCCCCGGAGTTAGACATCCTTAAATATCGCATTACATCAAAAAAATCTTTTAGAGCTTCATCTGGTTTACCACGAGCATTATAATTAATCAAGCTATCAATCAAGTTCCCGCAGTCTTCGTGAATAAAGCATAGAGGCTGATTTGCTTCATCTATTTCAAAATTTGGATTATAGTTAAACCAATCATCTAATGCACTTATTCCCATTTCTTCCCCTCTGCCGTCTGACGGAACAAAATTTAATCCATAGTCATAGAATGATGTAAATAGATCATCATTGTTTTCATTTTCTCTCGCAAAGTATCTTGAGTCACCAATTCTTTCCATTACCTGTAAATTTAGATCGTCTTCAATCTCCGCAAATAGCTCTACATATCCTGCGACATTGTATCCAATTTTTTTAGAAGCTGGTCCATATTTCCACTTGGGGTCACCAAAATTTGCCCATTCACCATATGTATTGCGGTCGGGCCATTCTCTACGTATAAAGATTTCACCTCTTTCATTAACTGCTGCCCATATTGCGACATAGTTTCTTGCTCCAGCGGGATCGACCACTTGATAGCAACTAAATGATCGTTGATCGGAAATATCTGGAAAGGTTTTTCCAAATTTGTTTGGTTTATCAGATAGTACATTGATTTCTGTATTAAACAATGGTAACAGAGATGTCATTGATTTGACTGGCACTCCATAGGCACGAACCAATATATCTTCCTGGCTTCTTCCCTTTAGGTCTTTTGCTATTCTAGAATATCCCCCAAAAGGGTTTTCATCGGAATGCAGGTATATAATCGAAGCATCTCTATCTGGACTGTATTGTTTTACTGGAACCTCTTGATTGTCAAGAAGTTCTGCGGGTTTAGTTTCTATTGTTTCTACGTTTTTTAAATAATCAGAGATGAATGGTGTATATCCATCGATGGGAGTGAATCCAATTACCATTTTAGAATCCCTTGTAGATAGTCGAAATCTAAGGGTATTTACCAAATTAGAATCCCCTAGATATTCATCAAGCCAAGCTCCGATGTTCAGTTCTTTTGTCCCGTTAAAACCAAACTCAAAACCCTCTAATAATGTATGGTTATTACTAAACTGCGTGTAAGTCTTGAAGTCCACTCTGGTTCTAGTATCTGGAAAGATAAAACTACTACCAGTAAAGCCATTTTGCATACTATAATTAATATATCCTTCAATGCTCTTTGTTTTCTTTTTAAACTCCTTGGGCATCATATCCCATATTGCAGCTTGTTGAACCTTAACAGATGTATCTGCGTTTTGACTGAAGCATACTATATGACCATCCGTATTGTTTACTACGGATTGCATCACTAGCTTTGCACACCCGGTAGTCTTTCCGCTTCTGTTTCCCCCAAGGGCTAGAACCTCATTGTGTTCTTTTAATCCATCCGCTATTCTTTGCCAGCCCTCTAGATCAAAGCCGTGACGAATGGGGTCTTCCCGGGATGCCTTAATTCTGCCCTCGTGACTTTCGTACAGGGATTTTAATAGCTTAGGATCGTTCTCCGCAAGCAAAACAATTTCCTCGTCTGAGGGAGCGCTCAAAAAGGGATGATCTGTAAAAACCAATTCCATACTACTCTTCTTCGTCTTCCCAGTCTATATCAATTTCTATATATTCTGAGTTAATTTGCTCCGCTGTTTCTTTAATTAGCATTTTTGCGATGGGCAGATTTGTATAATCCGAATACAAGTTTCCCTCCTCGTCCATTACCATAAAACAGTAATTTATAAAATGCTCACCAAGTATTCCCTTTACCTGGTCATATATGGGGTCAAACTCCGAATCTAATACCGAATTACTCATCTATAACCTCCTCAACGTGTTTTAACTGTTCTATTCTCTCCCTCGCAGCCTTTAGGGTGTCCTCGTAATCCTCTTGGGTAACAGCGTTTCTGTTCTCTGTAATTGTGCTTACTTCACCTCTAGCCGTTAAAGCCTGTCTGCTTGAATTTATCTTAGCAATACTTATGTCTTTAATATCCTTCGCTGTAGGCTCATACTCCCCAGTCTGCATTCTTTCTCGGACTACCTGAATCATATCTTCCTCTAGGCTCTCTAGATTCATATATGATTTAGCAGATAGCTTACCTCCCAGTTCTCTGAACTGATGCTTGTGGTCAGCGTAGTCCACCAGGACGTTGATAACCGTATTCCTGTTGTAGTTACACTTGCGGACTATTGAAGTCTGAGATATACCTAATGCGGATAGGTATAGTATCTTAGCTACCTTCTCTGGGTTGCTTCTAGATATACTGTTGGCTTGCTTGCCTTCCTTGTTAGCAGCTATATCCATAATAGCATCGTTGATGTAGTTCATCAATAGCTCCTTCTCTTTGGAGTCCTCTACAATACTATCCTCGATCATTTTTGAATTACCCTTAATCAATTTTAATCAACCAATACCAGATATAAACACATATATATATATATAAGAGAAAAGTTGTCAAGAGGCAATGCACAGGGTGGGCGCAGCACAAGCCATCCATTGGCTAGGCATTTTTTTAGGGGGCAGTTTATATATTACATTTGTAAACCTGGAAACGGAGTCCGACCGCCCCCGCCCCGTCGTTAGTATACGTAAAGTGTTGGTAAACAACAACTTACACAACAAAAAGGGTCACCCTTCACCAATATACATATTAAATGGAATCATTCTAAATAATGCGTAAGTGCCGGGTTAGCAAGCATTTACAAAAGAGCAGCAGAGAGGTCCAACGGGTTTTCATATATTCTGCCAGAGGGTCACCCATTCTGGATGGCCTCTAAAATAGGGTCACCCTTTATGGGGTCTGTATGGCGCCATATGGTCATAAATGGGTCACCCTTTACCAGATGCCAGATGCCAATGGGTCACCCTTATTTGACCCTCTGGCGTCCAAATGGGTCACCCTAAAATAGATTTGACAGCAAAGGGTCACCCTCTGTATTTTGGCGCCAATGGCACGTTGCCAGATACCAATAATCAAAAAAGACGAAATATGATACACTCATTACTAATCAGCAAAGACCAGTTCGGAATTACTCTGGACTCTCAATATCACCAGTTGCCAGATAACTATGACGGTGACCCTTACGGCGACACCGTGCCATTTACCGTTGGCTCAAATCAATATATTATCACCTATGACACCAAAGCTGAAGCCATTGATGACAAAGACTGGTTGTATTCCACCAGTGACTTTGACGAGGAAGCAATGCACAGAGATTTTCTGGTCTCAATCGACCCAGAATTAAACTAATAACCAATAACCAAAAAAGACGAAAATATGAAAGATATATCACTAACACAAGCCACCGATCTAGCTAACAAGTATATGACCGATAAAACCATTGGTCTAGAGATTGAATTGCTAGACCCTCTTAACCGCGAGCAGACCGTCATTGAGCAAGCTAGCGAAATGGGTGTCCAAATGCGGTCATATGATAACTGCGAGCACGGTGTCAAAACCCATTGGAAATTCGTAAAAGAATATTCGGTGTCTGGTCGTGAGCTAGTCAGTCCACCGTTGGCACCTAAAGAGCTGTTTCGCCAGTTGCACATAATCCTAGCCTTGCTCGAAGCCAATGGCTACAAAGTGGACACATCTTGCTCAGTCCACGTACACCACCACGCAAAGAAGTACAGTCACAAACGCTTGCGCTATTTCCTCAATCACATCGTGAAAAACGAGGTGAACTTTGATTGCTTGGTTGCCAGCTCTCGACGCAACGGCAGATGGTGCCGATCAATGAAGGCAGAGCTGGATTGCCTAGTCCAGTCACCAGAACAACCGCAGTGGTCTAGATGCAATGAGCTTGGTATCCATCAATGTCCCAATGGCGAGTCAGTTGCCAA